AGTTAAATCTACTTTTGCGTTTTTATAATTATTAGCCATCAGCTCATAAACCACGCCAGAGATTCAGAATTCACTTGAGTGCTTCCATCTCTCAAGGCTTCGTCAAGCTGATTAAAATATATCCTTAATATGTCATTAAACTTATTAAAGTAAGTTGGATCATATAAAGGGGAAGCGTATGGAAGTGCGGGCGCACTAAAATTTATATTGTGAGTGTATGTAGGTGCAGCCATTATCTTCTCCCATCAGGCCGCATATCTATTCGTGGAGTACCTAATTGCCATTGTACTCCAGAAGCTGTGGATTCAATCTTTATAGATAATTGCCTACCCCTGACTCTGGTATTTAATTGTCCTGTATATGCTTCTACCGGTAATGTTGCACTTCTGGTTATCATACCAGTACTATTACCACCTTCTGACGCAGGATCATTGTACCCAGAACCAGAATTTTGTAATGGGTATAATGTCATAACAGCACTTGGTGAATCAGCCGTGGAACCATCAAATGTCATATCGGGCATTACACGCCATATAAAGTTAAATTTATGCCCATCATCCAGATCAAATTCAGAAGAAGTTATATGTGCATCTATAGCTGCAGTGGTAGCAGTTTCGTTGTCGTCTATACCTTCTTCATGGTTCACAAGATTGGAATTGTAAGTAGCCGCGAGTGGGAAATCACGCATACCGGAATCCAACCAAGCTGTTCGCGCTAGAGTTCCATAATACCAGATATTATCTAGGTAGTTGTAGATGACATATTTATCTACAGTACTGGAACCGCTGGAACAGTAAAACCACCAAACTTCATGGTATGCTTCGTTGGTGCCAGCAAAAACTTGATCGTTTTCTAAACTATTAAAATCATTGAATATGTACCTTAACAAATCACAAGCAAGAGGTTGTACTCTACCGTCATATTTATAAAATTTATCCTTCCCCATCCAATAGGATATACCATTTGCATAAGCTACTGCATTAGGGGAAGCTATTGAAGTATTTTCACCTATAAGTTGCGCCCCCCATACAACTTGTCCTCCTAAATACTGCAAACTGTATACAGCGGAATCAGTCCATATAGTAATTGCCTGCCTAAATTGTTTTCCGGTTATTATCTCTGAACCTCTGGATAATTTTAAACTACCTGCTTGATTAATAGCTGAAGGAGTCCAATCAACAGCACTTTCCTGATCAGACCACCTTAAAAGCATGGGATCTTGAACACTTGTGCCTATGGTATTTGCTCCTAAACAAAACAGAAACCGATTAATATCAGATGTAAGTATAAAATTTTGAATGGTAGGAACATCGGAAGCACTACCTAAACTCGAAAGAAGCACCCCACGAGTGGTTAGACCATTGGTAGCATCCCAATAATACGGAGCACCCCCTTTGGGTCCGAATACAAGATCTTCTCCAAAATTAGATTGAGTCCACAAACGAAGTTCTACTGATCCTGTACCTCCATTACCCCATGTACTTTCACCCCAGTTACCAGCACCCCATCCAGTTAATGGTACTACAGTTTCTGGGCCTACATTTATTTGGTATGCAGCATCAGTAGCAGAACCTCCATTACCGGAATCAGAAGAATTGGCCGCAATAGAGGCAGTAAATGTATACGTATTTGTATTTGTAACCGATACAACCTGATGTTCTGCATTAAGAATTGCAGCGGTTATAGTACCTCCCAGAGATACCGCACTAGTAAAAGTAACGAAATCTCCGACTAAAGCTCCATGACTACTATCTGTAACCGTTATTGTAGTAGAACCATTTGTTGCAGCAAAAGTAGCTGCATTTGTAGTAGTCGAACGAATAGGGGTTATATCGCTGTAAACACCACCCTGTTCTATATAAAATTTTAAATGGGTACCAACGCCGGTTAATTTTTGGTTAGCCAATGTCAACCAAGTCCATAAAGACCGGCATATACCTTGGAATGTCTTAGCAGATATACGTGACCAGCCCCCTATTTTTTCAGGGAGTTGCTGTCTAAAACGTATTTTATCACACTCATACCAACCATTTTCGTTGGCATATCGTGTTCTTTCTCTATTTACCCCCGCTTTGAATTCTAACCTTTTCAAAGGCATAATGACTTACTCCAAGGTTTTACCCTGCACAGGGGGGATTGAAGTTACCTCTATGGTCACACTTTTCTTTAGATTAAGAGCTGCCCCACAATCAGAACATGTATCTGCACTAAGCTCGTTTTCATCTAAATCAAACCCACAGGCAGCACATACTACTTCTACGCTATGAGCTGGTTCTATAGCGCCGTTATCCACAATTTTTGCCTCATGCCTTCTTTTCATGTGTTCACCTACGTAAGTTCAAAATGTGGCGCATCAATGAAAGGACGTTTTCCCTCAGATCGACGTAAATCAATATAACTACCCATAGCATCTTCCATAGAACCTTCCCATTTACATATATTTGATATATGCCACGCTGCGCCCCAACGAACAGCTACATCTTCCCCGATAGCAGATTCTTTTATAGCATCAGCGATATCATCATATAAATTAAGTTCCCAAGATCCTCTACCATTTATATAGGCCATGAGATCTACTGCAAGCCCCCCAAGATGCTTGGATTTCATGGTTTGGGATGCCCCTTTTTCCACAAGAATCCTTTGTTCTTCGAGAGTTCGTCTTCCCTGTATAACACCAAAATCAACTCTAGTTATCTGTATAGCATTTCTAACTATACTGGATAACCTTGTGTCCACCCTCATTAAATTCCCACGAGAACGTTCCGATAAAATATAACTCATTTACCTGCTCGCCATGCTCTGGCCTTGGACATTGCGCGATTCCCGAACCAGAAAGCTATTATAGCTGAGAATATAGCCTGAGTTTCCCCATCCCATATAGTAAGTAATCCAGCCGTTAAATCCATTCCACTAGTGCTCACCATAGCGTATAAGGTGACTCCTTTAATCGTGGCAAACAAGGAAAAGAAGGCATAAGTAAGGACAGGGCGCACAGAACCCCGAAGAGCGTTGACAAATCCTCCAGCGTCAATACTTCTATCATGGCTGTATAAACCTTTTGTTTCCTCTATTTCAGCTTGGGCATCCAGTTCCTGTACTTTTAATGTGGATAATTGTTCAGCATATTTGGCTTTAGCCTCAAGCATAGCCAGTTCCTGCTTGTTCACCTGAGCCTGTTTAAAATACCCAAGAATTTCCGGTACAATGGATGTACCAAAACCAAGCAAAGTACCGAGAAGACTTAACATTCAGGTATCTGTCCCGCCCGCCCTTAATATTTCTTCGATCTCTTGCATTGAATATTGCAGAACATGGTTATCGTTAACCTTCACAATACAAAGCATATCCACCAAAGGGCTCCCATTAAGATAGTTCACGAAACGCCGACCATGAATCACACCTACCGTTGGCTGTTGGCGACTTCTGAAAAGCCTCACCACTGTAATCTCGGTATGCTGAAGGCCATGATGACGGAGCCATATTTGTACTGACCTGTCACTCAAATCACGGAAGTCAGCCTGCCACTTGTAATGAAAAAAACCTGTTAGCTGGTTGAAATCAAGACCCGGTTCTCCACAGGGATGCAATATTTGTTGCTCGCTATGTTCTTCCTGTCCTTGAGCAACCGCAGCTACCGAAAAATTAAAAGGAAGAACCAAAAATAAAAGAATAACTAGGAATAGTTTAATCATTTTCTTACACTCATATATGCGGTCATACCCATGTACGCACCCACTATCCCTGCCTGTCCTATGTAAAATAAACCAAATAAATCAGCTAACACCTCTATTCTGCTATCAGGAAATATTGGTAGAAAAACAAACCCAGTAAACACAAGCATAGAAACCAAGGCAACCCAAGCCATCCTACGTTGTGCGTCTGCTTTTTCATATTTACGCAATGCTTCAACAGCGGCTAACTCTGTATCCGAAACAACTCCGTCACGATCAAGATCTAATTCATCTTTCGATTTTTTCCTATCAACCATTTTAGCCACTTCTTGAACGTTTTTGTTTCGTATATACGGATCATCATCCATATAATAGAGAATAAAGCTGCCAGATTTGGCAGTATTTGTGCCCAAGAAAAACCAGCCACAAGGATTGCAGTTATATCAAGAGGAGTTTTTGGGTCGTTTAATGTCATTTAAAGTCACGATGATTCCGTTTCAGCGACTAAACTTTCTTGCAAAGCGTCCACAAATCCTTTTAATCCTACCGCTATCTGGTCTAACTGAAATCTATGTTGCTCCTGTTTCGCTTTCAAATTCCTTATCTGGCTGCATAAATACTTTTGTTTATCAGTAAGATCGTCAACATTATATTCTTCGTCATCCAGTATTAATGTATTCTCGGCCACTTTTACCTCTTGAATTATTCTGGTTTTGGATAAGCAGCCTTCACCGCTGCGACAGCGTCCTCCCATGTGGTCGTGCCATCCTGTGCATCCCAATACTGCATATCTAATTGTTCTTCGAGGGGAGGGTAGGCTTCAGCACGTTTACGATAGTAATCCTCTGCATCCCATTCTACCTCTAACTCAGTTACCTTCTCGCCTATTTGAGCCCAAGTGACTCCAAAATCATCAGGATTGCTGGAAAGTATTTCCGTACCATCTTCCTCTAAACCTGTAACAATGCTAAACCGCGCAAGGAATTCCACCTCGCTTGTCGGCGTTTCACCATCCATCGTCCAACCTTGCTCCACCAGAGCGAGTAAAGCGTCATCTACCGTTGGTTGCTTTTCCATTACTTAACTCCCATCTATTTCCCAAAGAGTCAGGGTTGAGATTGAGCGACCATAAGTAGTCGAGTCGCTATCTGTATAACCACCGTTTAGACGTATGTGATTCCCAGACCCCGCATCAATAACTTGTACATCATACGTGGTTGAACTTGTTGTGGACGGGGAATCTATGTATGTCACAGTCTGTTTTGTGGCACGGCTCATTCCTAGATTGGCACTGATCACCATACTGCCTGAAGAAACTTGCAGCCTTGAGCCAGCAGAAGCACCAACGGCGATCACTGTCGAGCCTCGCCGCAAGCGCATGAATCCGTAGTTTGAAGCACCAAAGTTGGAATCTACCATGACAAGAATTTTAGAGGAGGATGCACTTGGAGTTATTGCGCCAGTAATAGCAGTGGTTCGCCAAGAACTCACAGAAGCATAATAAACCATCGCAGTAAACGTATGCTGAACGACTTGCAAAATTTTGCCTCCGCCTGCCGGGGCCGTAGAACTCCAAGTGCTTCCATTCGACGTCAAAACGTTCCCACTCGTTGATGGGGCGATAGCCTGAAAAGCTGAGGTGCCATTTCCTAACAGGACGTTATTGGATGCAAAAGTGCTGGCTCCAGTACCACCATTGGCGACACTGAGATCGGTTCCTAGTGTTAATCCGCCTACTATTTCGACGTTTGTTCCGCCCGTTGCAATTTTAATAACATCAGCATCTGCATCATTCTTAATCGTTACATCGTTGGTCGATCCCTGACCTGTTATAATTATTCCCTCGGATGATGTGTACCCTATCGCCGCATTATCTCCTGATGCGGTATCTCCATCAGCATTCAGAGTTCCTGCAGTTAAATCGCCAACAACGTCTACATTAGTAGTGCCTGTCGCAATCGTAATTACATCTGCATCAGCGTCATTCTTGATCGTGACATCGTTAGTGCTTCCCTGCCCGGTGATGATAATACCTTCAGAAGAAGTGTATCCTATAGCTGCATTATCACTCGCTGCAGTATCTCCTGCAGGCTCTACTGTTCCTGTAGCTGTGATGTTCCCGGTAACTGCAAGAACAGAGCCATCGAAAGATAAATTCGCTTCACCATTAACAGTCGAACTATCTACAGATGTGATAACTCTGTTATCTCCTGAATTGGTATAAGAAGTAATGGACGCTGCTGTTGCCGCAGCCCATGCGATATCAGTTCCATCGCTCTTTAGAAAATAACCGCTACTGCCGACTGCTAGTGCAGCGGGATCGCCAGAACTATCGCCATAGATTATTTTACCTCGCGCCAATCCCGCCATCTTTGCCAGACTTACAGCGTTATTCGCTATCGTCAGTGCGCCGTCTGTAGCTATCGTTGCATCGCCTGAAATAACTACGGGATTAAAGTTTGTTCCGTCAGCGATTAACGCCGCGCCGCTTGTATTTGTGCCCATCGTCAGGTCATCACCTGATATGGTCAAATCTCCTGCAATCGTTACGTTCGTCGTTCCTGTAGGAATAGAAATTACTGCAGCGTCGGCATCATTTTTGATAGTTACATCGTTGGTGCTGCCTTGTCCTGTAACAATAATTCCCTCTGCCGAGGTATAGCCTATTGCAGCGTTATCTCCGGAAGAAGTGTCTCCGTCTGGCTCAAAAGTGGCAGCAGTTGCCACACCAACAATATCTACATTCGTGGTGCCTGTTGGAATTGCAATAACAATAGTATCAGCATCGTTTTTAACGGTTACATCGTTGGTTGAACCTTGCCCAGTAACAATAATACCTTCAGCCGAGGTATAACCTATGGCGGCAGTATCATTGGAAGCGGTGTCTCCATCCGGCTTAAACGTAGCGGCTGTAGCATCCCCGACAATATCTACATTTGTCGTCCCTGTAGCAATAACCAGTACATCTGCGTCAGCATCGTTTTTAACGGTTATATCGTTAGTAGAACCTTGTCCTGTAAGAATAAGACCTTCAGCCGAGGTATAACCTATGGCAGCATTATCCCCAGCGGCAGTATCCCCATCAGGTTCAAAAGAAGCTGCTGTTGCCGTACCGACAATATCTACGTTCGTAGTACCTGTTGGGATTGCAATAACAATAGCATCAGCATCGTTTTTAACGGTTATATCGTTGGTAGAACCTTGTCCTGTAAGAATAAGACCTTCTGCAGAGGTGTACCCCATTGCAGCATTATCACTAGCAGAAGTATCCCCGGTGGCTTCAACAGTTGCTCCTGTTATTACACCTGAAGCAGTTATGGCAGTAGCAGTGAGTGTTCCGGTAACATTACTTACGGCTTCTACTACATTCGTACCATCACAGAACAGCAACATGGTAGCTCCGTTAGGTATGGCTATTCCTGTACCGGAAGCTGTCTTTAATGTAGCTATTTGCCCGGCTCCATTTGTCACAATGTATATTTTGGACAAAGCTGGGCATATAACGGTAGCTGCTCCGCTTAAATTAGTACCAGTATCAGTGAGACTAAGCATAGCCGAACGAGATTCAGCGGTAGTACCGTTAGCTGTTGAAAGTGTGGCCGAATTACCAGACCAAGTGTTAATGACACTTCGTCCAGCAATAGCCTCCTCTAGCATGGAGGTAATATTATCATTTACTACCGGTCCCCAAGACCCATCCAGTTCTCCTGCGGTGGGTTTAGCTATTTTAAGAAGGGTAGTATATGTAGTTGCCATTTGAACAATTCCCTATAATCACGATGCTATAATATATTACTCTATACTTATTTAAAATCCAACAACAAGCTGCCAATCAGGAGTTTGACTAGTATCTACATCACCCCAAAGTAATGGGTCACCTATACTTCCAGTAGCACTTACTCCTGTGGGTGCCACATTAGCACTTAAAGCTACAACTACATTGCCTACTTGTCCTGTCCCAGAAACACCTGTAGGCGCAACATTTGCGATTCCAGTAACTGTTTCAGAACCCAACGCGCCTGTCGCAGAAACACCTGTTGCTGCGATTGTTGCGCCTCCGGTGACTGCTTCAGAACCTAACGCGCCTGTCGCAGAAACGCCTGTTACTGCGAATGTTGTGCCAGCTCCGGCACTTGCAGAACCCAACGTAACTGTTGCAGAAACACCTGTGGCAGAAACATTCGCAATTCCGGTGGCTGTAACTGAGCCAAGGGCAGTAGTAGAAGATACTCCTGTAACAACTTCAGGAATTTCTGCGCCCCACGGGCCTTCACCCCAACTACCTCTACCCCAACCACCACTACCTTCTGTAGCTACGACTGTAACTGAACCAAGGGCAGTAGTAGAAGATACTCCTGTAACAGTTACAGTAAAATTTGTAACTACGGTTTCAGAACCTATAGCACCTGTAGCAGAAACACCTGTAACAGAAACATTTACAGCCCCTGTAGTAGTTTCAGAACCAAGGGCAGTAGTAGAAGATACTCCAGTAACAGCTACAGGGGCGGCTGCCCCCCACGCTCCACTACCCCAAGTACTTCTACCCCAACCGTATAACAGGGCCACAACTACAACCTACGCGAGACGAATAATTGCGTTGCTCGCATCTGCCGCAGGGAACGTGATGGTGAAATCACCACCGGAAGATGACTTATCAGCCCCAAAATCAAGCACAGCAACTGCTTTATCGGAATCAGTATCATTATAAATCAATGCGCCCCGAGCCGTAATTGTTGCAGTACTCCAAGTAGTATCAGCAAAATCGGTAAACCCGGTGGTACCACTACTTGATGGATCAACTCTGGTAAGGGTATTTCCCCCAGCAGTATAATTCGTTCCAGATACTTCATTAGTTGTGCTATACGCCGTTGTAGCAGCACTTAAAGTCGCACTGGAAGTGTACAAGGCAATCTTGAAAGTATCACCGCCACTGTTTTTAAAGTTATGCACTGCTTCCAAAAGTTCTTTTTTGAAAGAAGTTGCCATCGCTTGTGTAATTGCCATAATTTACTCCTAACTTACAGCTTGTCTATATTGTCCTGCGCGGTAAGAATCTTCACGTAACTTACCATCACCAAGATTTTTTAGCAGCCCTATAGATTGTAGATACATCTTATCATATATAGCTACTACATCTGGTTCACCCTTCATAAAACGTATAGCCTCAACTAGAGAACCGTTCAATAAAGCGGAACTAAATTCATCTCCTAACCATGTAGTGCCCGCAGTGACAATAGACTCAGGATAGTAGCCATAATGTAATTCAGAAGTATACGCACTATTCGGAGTCGGGCCTAATATAAAGCTAGTATCGTCAAAATACGCATAATGTGCAGGAAATCCTGTGGTAGCAGGATTAGGATACGCATCCCGTATAAAGTTAACATCTTTGTTCAGCAGGAATGTATAAACACCATCACTGTCTAAAACTGCCAAACTATAAGTGTACAAAAAATCCGTAGGTGTTGCTAAATACTTATTACCTGATGTTAACGTGCCGGTAACATTCCTTCGTAAAGCAGGTATTTGTACACTGTTATAAATATTCTGTTCGGCTTGATCAGCGAACAAAGCTAACTGATCATCTGTAAATGTATTCTCACAGATATCCGCTATGTTTGTTTTTAATTCTGTATAATTCATATCAAACCAAATTATTAAGAGGTAGTTACTGTAACCTGACCTATAACTCCAGCACTGATGATAGGAGATATTTCCTGTTTGCCTGCAGGATTAATACCTCCTGATGCATTTATAACAACTATTTGCGCTCTACTTTGTGCATAACCTGTAAAATCCGGTCTTGGGTTTCGTATGGCTTGAGGATCATCCACAGGATACATACCTAATTTAAGCTGTGGGTGATCCTCGTTCCAACATGTGGGACATGCCATTATATTTGTGACTTTATCCTTTCGGATTAAATTACGTAATTCATGCAATTTGTATCTAAATCCACAAACATCGCATTCCGCGATGGCATTTTTACTAGATGCAAATCTTCCAGCCATACAACAAAGCCTCTAACCTCTTTCCCTCATAATAATCCCTGCTACGGCCATTACAGCGGCTGCAAGCAAGAAATAAAAGGCACTTCCCGGCATGATCATCGAAAGGATCAATGCCCCAACACCAACCGCGAGCCACGAAGTTGGTTCGATTATTCTATCGGTAATCCATCTCATTCTATTAAACTCCAGTTATCTATATTCTGGTAGCACGAGGGACAAATCTCGCTGAAGTTTTGTCCCTGTCTTCTTGTGCTGCTAATTGAAACTGGGACTCATACTCGGTTTTTAACATCTGAAGTCTGGGAGCGAGTTCCGGTTCCTTCATAGCAATTCCATAAGCTAGTCCTGCTACCAAACTAGGTAGGAAACGATAATTCATATCCGCTGTTTCAACACCATTCCCGGCGTCCTCAATACGCCTCATACGCCAATATACAAATGTGTAATCATTACTATCAGGTACCGGCCATACATTTATACGAGGAGCAGTAATAAGACGTTCTATCCACACCTGTATAGGTCTTCCACGTGTTAATTTATTGGGTATCGACGAATAATCACTCACACTGATTCTACTCATATTAAGATCAGATTGTTTAGTCGTATCACCACTATCAGTACGTATTACCTGTTCCAATAAATCTATAGTGTCAGCAGGTAAGGTATATTGGGAAGTACCTGTTACAAGACTTACGGTATCAGAATCTATCGTCCAGAGATTTATACCTCTATTCTGCCATTCCAGAGTAAGTAAATTCATAGATCTACGAGCAGTTCTTAGGTCAAACCCCGAACGCATTTCGCGGCCAGCACGTTCCCATGCTTCTTCAGCAATTTCCGCGAAATCCATATTAAATGCTGTTGTACCCGAAGTAGCCATTAAGCTGTTCTACTCTTCTTTTTCTTGAGTTTCTTACCGGTTTTTTTGGCGTACTGCATAGCCTTCTTCCTACCGGCTTTACCGTACGAAAATTTCTTTTTTCCTACATAAGGCATTAATCTTCCCTCGCTGTTTTCTTGCAGCAATCCTCGATATTCCTGTTGGCGTGGTCACTACATGTACCTTTGAGTACCTGTTTCATTTTCTTTTTCTTCTGCACAAAATCTTTTATTCTGCGCCTGACCATGAAACTAGTTCTACCCTCCATCAGGAACCCTTCATGCGTATCATCTTGGCCTTACGACGACCCTGCGTTTCTTTGCCGCAACCACGGATCTTACCACCATGATAATATGATTTTGTACCGGGCCTGCCCTTCCTCTTCCTCTTTTTTCGAGGTTTAATTTCTTCAGCCGTGAAACCCATCGGACGTTCTCCAGCAGCAGCAGCTTCGGTTTTGCGTTTGCGTGCAGAAAGTGCCTCACGTATTCCACCTAGCGCTCCCGTGCCCGGCGACAGCCCCGTACCAACAGCCCCAAGTGCGCTTAATATATTTCTTCCCTGCGCTCCCGCATCAGGAGAACTCCTAGGAGAACCCGTTGGCCGCATACCACGTGGCCTTTGTCGGTTAGCCCGTTCATCGACTGCTAATTCTTCTGGAATCGGAAGACCTGTTGCAACCCCGCCAACTTCGTACTTACGTACCCGTTTCTTCTTTTTATCTTTAGCCATAAACTCAGCTCCTACAGATCGAGGAACGCCAACTTCTGCGGCGAACTCCGGATTATTAGCGACAGCACCCATAAACCTGCGCTGTTGAGGACTTCTACTAGGCATACCCTAACTGTAAAACACCGTTATGGAAGACAAAGTAGTTTGCGTGTACAGAACATAACCACCAGCCGCGAACAGAATCCCGTCATCAGGAATATCAGGGTACTGTGTGGTATTCGCGGAAGCCACGGTATTAAACTGCATTGCTACCGCACCAGATGAAGAAGTCTGTCTAAAGGTAGTCGTACCTGCAGTACCAGTATTCACAGCATAAATGCCACGAAGTCTCATTCTACCCCTGAACATAGGTGCAGCGATAGATGTACCAGAACCAGCACTTACATTTCCGGCAGGGTCTCCTACCGCAGCTATTTGAGTGATAGTTGCAAAATAAGCCGTACCTGTTGCCGTACCAGCATTAGCACCCGTGATAGATTCAGTTGCAGACGTTCCCGTTTCATCTGTCCCTGTGACAGTAAAGGAAATCCCGCTGTCATCACCGGCACTCAGGATAGTTATATTGCGTGGCTGATCAAAAGTAACTGCTCCTCCAGAGGCTAAAGCACCTCCAAGGACCAGATTAGCACCATCACCAACCGCCGCTGCAGTGGAAATACCATCAGTATCTGCCGTTGCAGCTTCTATAAATGTGGATTGAATATCAGAGGACATATCTTATTCCCTATAATGATTAGAAAAACAGACCCTCCAATTACGCAATCTGTACATATTCTATGATGAAGGTGAAGGAACCAGCAGTAGTTGCGTCCACGGTATTCGTGATATTGCAATAAATAGTCCGTGCAGCAGAAGTATACTGAACAGAAGCCGGAGCAGTAGTGCCACTCTCAGTCTGAGTTACTAACGAAGGTAATGTCACGTTACCTACAACAACCGTAGTACCGCCATCAAGAATCTGATCAGTAACAGCCGCTACAATCTGAGCACCAGAACTAGACGTTCCGACCTCATAACCAATGTCGCCCGTTCCAATTACTGGAGCCGTGGCACAGAATATTTTGATATTGGTTATAATTGTGTTAGCGGGTTGCGTAAACTCACCAATCGCAGGGCTATCGCCAGCAGTGGTATTAACTGTAACGCCTGTGGCATAACCAACATGCTTGATATATTTGTTGGTAAAAATACCTGTAGACGCTTGGGAAGAAGTTTCAGTAACGACCCCGGTATTATCAGCAATATTTATAACTTTGAAACCGTTTTCAGAACGGACGGGACCGTTAAATGTTGTGTTAGCCATGTGTATCTCCTGTCGCGGCTAGTGTCAGTCATTAAGACTGTCAGGGATAAATTATTGTATAACAAAAAAGAGAGGGGGCAACAAGTACCCCCTCCTCAATTTTATGCACCGGGTGATCCATAAACCCCAAGAGGATCGGAAACACCAAATGAATAACGTTCTCTAGCCTTATAGCGGCTATTGCCCGTATCGAAATCAGCATCCATAGATGTAGACATCGGGGTACGAACAAAGTGCTTCAAGCCATTCGGAACGTCCGACATCAAAAACCATGCATCTGTATCTGTTAGATAATGGTTTACTGCATACCCTTCAGGAACAGAACCGTTGTTCTTGAGAGCATTGATATCGTTATCCGCAGTGCTGACACGTCCCTGAGTTTCCAACAACCGCGTAGCAACGAATTGCAGTGCAGGTGGGATAATCAGTTTACGTGGTTTGGCGGCAATCAACAGGCTACGCTCATCCGTCCAACCAGCAATTGATATAACGGCGGCTTCAAGAGAAGTCTCGTTAAGATCAGCGGCTGTAGATGGTGTGTTTGCGTTGGTACCACCAGAAACAAGCGGATGAGCGGTGGAGCAAAGTACAACACCGTCCCCATGTGTGGTGGAGAAGGCGTCATTAAGAATAGTCGCCGCCTTAACCTGTTTAGTGTAAGCCATAGCGCGGGCAAGAGCCTTTGTATAACGAGCAGACAAAGAGTCATACAGGTTATCTTCAACGGCTTCCTCAGTAACTGAGAATCCCATCGCAATGGTTTCGTGATTGTAACGAGCCGTCCATGCTTCCTGTGCATTGTCATACTCGATGGCAGAGCCTTCGTCTTTGACAGGTGCAGCAGAGAAACCAGACAGTTTCGTTTCTTCCTCAAAAGAACGGTCAGAAGATTCTTGTTCAAAAATCTGCTTATGTTCTTCACCGTACTTAGCATACTCCATGCCAAACAGAGCATTGAGTCCGGGGAGGAGTTCTTTTAGTAATTG